GCAATTTTTACACGTCCAAGTCGGCGTTCCGCCGGGTTGGAAGGCAACTTGGATTAGTTGAGGTAGGCAATGAAAAGCCGCAAGCGAAGGTTAGGGTCAGCAACCAAGAAGGTGTCAGAAAAGCGCGGCGCGAGACAATCGGCAAGGCACTCGCGCAATACAAAGCGGGCCGACGCGCTAGAGAAAACGCGCCAGAAGTTTAAGGAAACACGTCAGAAGGTCGATGAGTTTGCCAGAACTCATCCTGGCTTCGACAAGCTCGCCAAAGAGATCATTTTTTGGATCGAGAAGAGGTTGAACCTCGATGACGCTTACCGCGTAGCCAAAGTGCTGGATAAAGTTAATGTGAAATTAGGAAGGGCAGAACCATCATGAGCGACACGACACAGCCGTCAGCGCCACCGCCGTCAACACCAACAACCCCACAGGCTCCCCAGGCAGCACCACCGCAAGCCGAGGTGCCGGTCAATGAGACGCCGGTCAATCAACAGACGCCTATTGGCAGCCAAGCGCCGCCCAAGCCGCCAGCCGTGGCGCGGCGTGAGGCGCTGGAGAGTGCCTTTGCCCGTGCCAGGGAGGCGCAGGAGGAGGCGAAGAAGAATGCCCCCACACGCGAACGCCCCGGCATGGGCCACAACAAGCCGCCGGAAGCGATGGCCAAGGAACAGGCCAAGCCCGACAAGATTGCCGAGAGAACCGAGCGCACCAGCCAGCCATCCGAGGCGCAGAAACGCTACCGCGAGGGCGGCAAGTTCGCCAAAGACCCGGCCAAGCCGGTCGAGCAGCCAGCCCCGCAGCCGGTAGCGGCGCAGCAACCCGGCCAACAGGCCGAGGCACAGAAGCCACCGATCAAGCCGCTGGATGAGAAAGCGCCGTACCGCGAGCCGCCGGGACGGTTCAGCGAGCAGGCCAGGACCGAGTGGCACGCCGCACCGGAGAGCGTGCGCGGCGCGGTCTACAAAATGGCCAAGGAGTTCAAGGGGGCCTACGACGCCTACAAGGCCGATCATACGGTGATGGAGGAGCTACGGCCCTATCACGACCTCGCCACCAAGCAGGGCACCTCGCTGCGCAAGGCGTTCGATAACTACTACAACATGGAACAGAAGATCCGTGGCGACTTGGTTGGCGGATTGGACACTATCGTTCAGAACGCTGCACGCGGCATGGGGCTGAAGGGTCCGCACGGCGGGCCGCTGACGCTGCAAGACGTGGCGCTGCATATTGTCTCCATGACGCCGGAGCAGCAGCAGCTTGTGCAGCAGCGTAACCACCAGACATCCGCCGAGATGCAGCTAGGCCAACTGCACCAGCGGCTGGAAAAGCAGGACCAACTGCTAAATCAGATGGTTTATCAACAGCGGTTTGCCGGCACTCGCGCCGAAGTGGACCGTTTTGCCGAGCAGCACCCACGGTTTGATGAACTGGCGGATCAGATCAAGATCGAGCTTGATCTTGGGTTCCCGCTGGAGCAAGCTTATGCCCGCGCAGACAAGCTACGACCGTCCAGCGCACCACAGGCGGCTCAGACCCGCACACAGTCGGCTCAGACCCGAAAGACCTCGATCAGCGGCGCTCCAGACGGCAACGGTGTTGCCAACACACGCCCATCAGCCGGGCAGCGGCGCAGTAACGGGGAAGCGAAACACCCAACGCGACAAGAGGCGCTTGCCAGAGCAATGCGCCGTGTCGGCAATGGCGTGTAAGGGGCAGAAGTAAATCATCGCTCGTCCCTGCGCGCCGGTAAATCGCAAAGGACTGAGCCATGCCTATTCTTCCGGTTGGAACGGAAAGCAATGTTCCGTATCAGCAAGTATTGTCGATGGCGATTGAAGATCGCTCATCGAGCTATCAGGATCTCGTCTCCGACAACAACGCACTTCTGGCGGTGATGCGCGACAAGGGTCTGTGGGAAACCTACAGCGGGCCGCGCATTCGCCAGACGCTGCAAATCGCTAAGCAGACGGCGCAGTGGTATAATGGATACGATGTTTTGCTGAACCCAGCGATCGATTTATTCGCCGACGCTTGGTTCGAGCCAAAGATGGTCGCCGTGCCGATCATCCTTTCCAAGCAGGAGATCCTCAACAACCAGGGCGACAATCAGGTCATGGCTGTTCTCGACAGCTACATGGCCGCAGCCGAGCGCGCCTTGGAAGACGCAATGGACGGCGCGCTGCACGCTGCCGGTGGCGGCAAGCAGTTGACCGGCCTGCCGACCGCGATCCCGACTGTCAACAATTCCGGTGTCTACGGCGGCATCGACCGGGCGCAGAACACTTGGTGGCAGACCAGCGTGTTCGACGCGCAGTCGTTCTATGCCGGCGCGACCCAAGTAACTTCCACTACCATCCGTCCGATGCTCAACCGCATCATGACGACCAACTCGCGTGGCAAGGACTACGCCGATCTGTTGTTGATGTCGCCGCAGCACTACGAGGCCTACGACGCCGCGACGATTGCCATTCAGCGCCAGACCAGCGGCTCGCTTGGCAAGCTGGGCTTCTCGACGCTGGAATACATTGGTGGCGGTAAGCGCAGCACCATCGTGCTGGAGGGCGGCATGGGTTCCGACATGCCGGCCAACGTCACTTATGGCCTGCATACCGACAGTCTGCGGCTTCGCTACAACCCGTCGCGAAACTTCGACAGCATCTTCAAGGGTGAAGGGCAGATGCCGATTGATAAGGACGCCATCGCGCAGTTCATCGGCTGGATGGGCGAACTGACGATGACCAATCCGAAGTTCAATTGGAAACTGATCGACAGCAATCCAGCCGCATAGCGATCTTGCACGATCCGGTTTTGTTGACGCGGGCTGGATTGTGAGAGAGGGGCGGGTGCCGAGTGCTAATGCCTTCCGAGCATTTTGGCATCCGCCTTTTCATCAACAGGAAGGGCAACTGAATGGTTCCGAATGACAAAGGCGTTGTCGCGGTGTTTCGCAATGACGTTGTGAAAAATCCTCGTAAGTCAGCCGAGGCTGGCCGTCCGATCTTTGACGACATCGAACTGGTCGAGCTTCGCCATCCGGCGTCGAAGGATGTCGGCGTCTATCCGGCAATGGAGGGATCGCACTGGGGCGAAGATCCGCTGACCGGCGAGATGCGCCGCATCACCTTCGCCGAGCGGTTCAGGACGCAATACCAGCAATTCAAGGCGCACGACCAGCAGACCAAGAGCGGCACACCGCTCGACTACCTGACGTTTCTGACGGCGGCCAAGTGCGCCGAGCTTCGTGCGTTGAACATCTACACCGCCGAGGCATTGGCGCTGATTGACGGCAGCGAGTTGAAGAACCTTGGCCCTGGCGGGCGCGACATGAAGAACCAAGCCATCGCGTTTCTGGAGAGCAGCAGCGACATGGCCAAGGTCACCAAGCTTGAGGCCGAGCTTGAGGCGGTGAAGGCACGCAATCAGGTGCTGGAAGACGACATCAAGCAGACCATCACCACGCTCAAGGAGCCGCCCAGCGAGTTCGACGGCATGAGCGACGAGCAGATCAAGGATCATATCAAGTCGCTGACCGGCGTGACGCCTAAAGGCAATCCGTCGCGCCGCACGCTCATTCGCATGGCCGAGGAGCAGAAGGGCAACGTGGCGGCATGAGCATCCTGTCGGTGGTGAAAGACGTTTGCATGGCAAACGGCGTCAATCCGCCGACAACGATGTTTGGCACGTCGATCCAGCCGCGCACGCAGGCTGAATTGCTGTCGCTCGCCAACGAGACGGCGCAGAAGATTGCCTACGATGTCCGCGAGTGGCGGGCGCTGAAATCGATCCAGACCTTTACCGGCGACGGCGTGGCGGATCGCTTCGCCCTGCCGCCGGATTTCAAGCGCATGCTGCTGACATCCCAGGTCTATCCATCCGCCTCCACCAACACGCCGCTGAAGTTCGTGCCTGACGCCAACGAGTGGCTGCTGCGCCGGATCAACAACTGGCAGGACGGCTGGGGCGAGTGGACGATTATTGGCGACGACATGCTGGTGTTTCCGATCCTGCAAGCCGGGCAGAGCGTGACGTTTGCCTACCTCAACAAGAATTGCATCAGGCTCGCTGGCGGCGGCTACGGCGATCAGTTCATGAGCGACGGCGACAGCTTCCGCATCGATGAGCGGTTGTTGAAATTAGGAATGATCTGGCAGTGGAAAGCAAACAAAGGCAGCCCATACGCCGAGGACATGGGCACCTACTCCGACGCACTGGTCAATGTTGCCGGGGCCGACACGCCTGCGCCGATCCTGATTGACATTGGCTGGGACCGAGGTTGGACGAGA